AGGGCATTGTGGTAGACAGGGTAGATGTTACTAGTGGAGGAGAAGGGTTTGTGTTTAATTATCAGAACCCTTCCGACAACACATAACTAGCCCTGATAATCGCTTCAACAAAAGAAAAAAGCTTTTGTTAAAGAATATTAATATTAAGTAAATAACTTAAATATAATAAGTACGAATGTAATAAAATTAAATGACTAATTATGGAAACTTTAGAAACAAATAAAAATACTAAAAAATGGATTTAACAATATCAACGCCAATTAGATTTGGTATAACGGACTCTGTCATGGATTCTGATTATGTAACAAAAAGATCGCCTTCTAAGAGTAGAATTGCAAGAAGATCAGAATTTAAAAAGACTACAACAGATAAGAAAGGGTTTTTTAAACCTAAAGAAGACTTGCCTTATAAAACGCCACAAAATACAGAACTGGTATCAGGAACTTTATGGAGATTACAATATTCTATAGGTAGTACGTTTTATGATTTGCAAAAAGATATGACTACAAAAGAATTAAAGGCATTTTTATTATCTGGTGGTACGACAGCAAGAGCAACAACTGCTATTGCCTGGATAGACTCTACATTAGCTTTGGCAGAAACAGATACTGATAAATATGCTTTGTATACTGCTGTTGATTACAATATACTAGAGCTAATGACTAGAATAAATAATAGTTCTATATTTGAAGGAACAAATATGGGAAAAAGAGCTAAACATTATATTGAAATATCTAGCGATCAAACTGCTAACAATACAAAGCACATAGCTAGACAAGCTGTAATAGATCAATTTGATCTTACAGAAGACTCAAAAGTATATTTAGCAAGTGTAGGAATAATAATTGAATAAAAAATATTAATATGGAAGATTTAGATCAAATAATAAAAGACAAAAAACAAAAAGCAGGTATTTTAGAATATGCTTTTGGTACTATCGCAGTAGCATCAGCAGCACCAGCTGTTTTAGCTTACTATATTTGTGTGTTTTTTATATCAACAGTTAAAATAGCAGTTCGTAAAATTGGAAATAAATTTTAAACCAACTAAGAAACAACATACTGCTTGGGAGTATTTGCACGATAACAAAACAAGTGAAATACTTTTTGGTGGTTCTGCTGGTGGAGGTAAGTCTTATTTTGGGGCAGCTTGGCTTTTATATTCTTGCTTACGTTATCCTGGTACTCGTTGGCTTATGGGTAGAGCTGTGCTTAAAACTCTTAAAGAAACAACACTAAATTCTTTTTTTACTGTTTGTAGTGATTGGGGTGTCAAAAAAGGTGAAACCTACAAGTTTAACGCACAATCTAATGTAATAGAATTCATTAACGGCAGCCAAATAATTTTAAAAGACCTTTATCAGTATCCAGCCGATCCAAATTTTGATTCACTTGGTTCCCTTGAGATTTCTGGTGCCTTTATTGACGAGGTGAACCAATGTACAGAAAAAGCAAAGAATGTTGTTGCGTCTAGGATAAGGTACAAGTTGTCTGAGTATAAATTACGACCAAAAGTATTAATGTCATGTAACCCTGCAAAAAATTGGGTTTATGACTTCTACAAACAGGATAGAGATAAAACTTTGGCTGATCACAAGAAGTTTGTGCAAGCGAAATTAGTAGACAACCCACATATTTCTGAATTTTACGAAGAACAACTAAGAAAACTTGATCCTGTATCAAGAGAAAGACTTTTGCATGGTAATTGGGAGTATGATTCTGGTGAAGACAGGCTTTTTGACTATGATGCTATACTAAACATGTTTACTAACTCTTCTGTAACGTCAAAAGACGAAGAAAAGTATCTTTCTTGTGATGTTGCTCTTTTAGGTAGTGATAAATTAGTGATTTGCCTTTGGAATGGTATGATTGTGGAAGAAATTATAACAAAAGACAAAACATCTGCTGATAATGTCGAAAAACTTATAAGAAGTCTGGCCGAAAAACACAATGTGCCTAGAAAAAACATAATAGTTGACAGTGATGGTGTTGGTCAATACCTTTCACACTATATGAAGGGTGTTGTACCTTTTGTAAATAACGGCAAACCACTAAACAAAGAAAATTATCAAAATTTAAAGACACAATGCTATTATAAACTGGCTGAACAAGTAAATGTGGGTAATATTTGGGTAAAATGCAACGATACCGACATGAGAAACAAAATAATTGAAGAATTTGAGGTTATTAGAAGAAAAAACATGGATAATGACAATAAATTAGCAATAATTAGTAAAAAAGAGATGAAAGCAGTACTAGGACACTCCCCTGATTTCGCTGATGCTCTTATGATGAGAATGAGATACTTGTTTGGTAGAAATAAAAGTATTTTAGCTTGGAGGTAAAAAAACTAACTTTTTGTTCCATAAATTTCCAAAGTATATTTGTTATATTGTAAAATGGCTAGTGAACAAGAAATATATTATCTAAATAAGCAACATTCTGTTATTGTAAATAACTATTTAGACGATATGGCAGAACTTGTTTACAGTGCCACTTTTTTTAATGAAGATTATGTAGGTTATCAAAATTTGATTGATAATGTTATAACATTTCATAATGGACTAGGTGAGTATTGTTTAGATGGTACTGTTAATGCAAGAGAATGGTACATTTCTTTGCCAAATAATTTATACTGGGCAACAAAAGGTTATTTTAATAGCTTGTTATTATATCAAGAAAAAGATATTGACGATGTAGAAGAAAAATTGTTATCTTTGACTGTGTCTGTACTTGAGGAACTTAATAAAAGCATAGTTATATATCCCTCTACCGAAAATAATATGAATATAAATTTAAATTAATGAAAGATTTTACAATGAATGACAAGGCGATAGTATTGCCTGAGTCATGGTTGGAAGTAACTTGGGAAAGATTTTATGGTTTTACAAAGCTTATAGATAAGCATACAAAGAAAATAGAAACTTATAAAGAGGAAAACCCAGATGATGATTTTGAGTTTAGAGAAACTATAATGCAATTGGACTATAATACAGAGGTTTTGTCTTATTGGACAGGTGTTAGCTTACAAGATGTTTCTCATTGGGATTTGGTTGAAGCGAATGATTTAATGAAAACGCTATCATTTGTAAATCAAAAATATCAACCAATTGACATAAGCTCTTTTAAAATTGGTGAAGAAGAGTTTTTTTTACCAAAAGATTTGATGCGTAAATCTAGTTTTGGAAGATATATAGAAGCAGAACAGTTAGAATTACAATCAAACTTGATACAAGATGGACATATTAGCTATATGCCTAGACAATTAGCTATTTTGTGCAAAAAAGAGGGAGAAGACGAGAGATTAAATGATGATCTTATAGATAAACGAGCTAAAATGTTCGAAAAATTAGACATGGCAACGATATGGGATGTCGCTTTTTTTTTGAACAAGTTAGAACAAGGATTGCTGACCAGTTTCCTAATCTCTCAGGAGGTGGCAATGCAAAAGCTGCAAGAGCAGCAAAAGGTACAATAGACGGTTACGGCTGGTTAAATTCTGTTTATAGAATTGCAGCTGACGGTATATTTACAAAGGGAAATGAAAGTGCAGTAGACAGCGTGTTAAATTCTAAGCTAGATGAAATACTGACATATCTTTCCTGGAAGAATGCTTGTAGTAAATTTGATGAAATATTAGGTGAATTAAATAAAAAACAACAAAAATAATGGCGACTAACTTAACTCAAATAGTTAACAATATGAATACCTGTGCTACTAGTGCAGGTTTTAATGCATTTAAGTTTGGAAGTTTAAGTAGTATTAATTTTGATCACAGCATAAGCTACGATTTATTAAACTTCGAATATCCAAAATCCACTTTATTAGATATTAATAGTAATTTACAAGAATACAGTTGTACTGTTACAGCTTTTAGACCTATTTCTAAATCTAACGTAACAGGTGTTGAACTTGTAGACAATGTACATGTTATAATGACAGCATTAGAAAATAGATTGCTTAATTTTTTATCATGTTTTGGTGCAAGCAACAATTGCAAAGATATAATAACATCTGACGCTATTGATATTTTTAGAAATAAAGGAACTCATAATGACAGACTAGTTAGTGTAACTTGTAATTTTAGTTTAGAGGTTTTTGTTGACTGCATAGATATAGACTGCACCTCTACTTGGCCACCAGCTGCTGTAGCTGATAGTTATAATTGTGTAAATGGTGATTGTATAGATCCAGGCGATGGTTCTGGTACTTTCGCAACTTTAGCTGAATGTGAAGCTTCTGGGTGTTAATAAATGAATATAAAGAAAGACATATATGATTTTGCTGGTAGAAAAGCCATAAGGCTTTTTAAAAAACAAATAAATAGAAAAAGACCAGGATCTAAATTTAAGATGCAAACTTCTGGAACTCTTAGACAAAGTCTAAAAATAAAAAATGATTCAGAAGATTTAGAAATAACTAGTATCTTTTATGGTGATTGGTTAAACAAAGGTCAAGAATTTTCTACTGTTTTTAATTTTACTGGTAGGGGAAATGGTAAGCAAAGTCCAAATCCATATATAAGTGGTTTAGTAAAATGGTTAGGAGCTAAAAAAGGATTACAAGGTAAGGCAGCGTTAAAAGCTGCTTTTGCTATTGCTAGATCAAAAATAAATAAAGGAGAAATGACTCCTAAAAATTTAGGTTGGGTAGATGAAATAAAAAAAGATGTTGACCAGGAGGTTTCTAAAGTTATAGGTAGTAGAACTAAAATGGTCGCATCTAAAGAAATACATAAA